GCGTATGTTATCGCGCAAGCGGCAATCGTTCCCTGATGGCGTTGTTAGTGTCTACAAGGTTACCGACCTGGCTTTACCAGGTGACCTCCCGAAAGAAGGCCTAGTACTCAAGCAATCCCTACGCTACAGGGAAAGAACTGTTGGGATGTCGAGATTTTATCAGGCCCTCCAAAACAACATCAAAGTTGACTTCGTGATCCGCTGTCCTGAGGTTAGAGGGCTATCGGAAAAGGCCGCTGATATCCTGGTGGCAGTCCTGATTGATGGCCAGCAATATCAAGTGATGCAAATCCAGTATATTGAAGACTCAGCACCGAAATCCATGGATTTATCGCTTGAACGACTGGGGGATGATGTGTATGCAGTTGTCTGATTTGAAGGTTGCCCTTCTGACGGTGACATCCTCAGTCCGTAAGTTCGATGGCACAGGAATGACCTGCCCCTACATTGTGTGGGCTGAGGACGGCCAAGCAGACGCAGTATGGGCAAACAGTAGGATGCAAGCACAGGCCATTACCGGGACCATTGACTACTTCACAGCCTTAGACAATGACCCTAATTGCGTAAAGATACAAGACGCTTTAAATGATGCAGGAATAGCCTTTAGGCTGGAATCGGTCCAATATGAGCCAGACCAAAAAATAATCCATCATGAATGGGTGTGGTCAATTTGGCTAGGGTAGAGGTGTAAGAAATGTGTGCCAGATGTACGTTCGCCGCAGGTGATGAATTCGCACTAGCCATCTCCCGTCTTGCCACAGATTCAGATGTTATTGCCAAAAAGGCAATTTATGAAGGGGCTAAAGTAATAGCCGACAAAATCAAAAGCAATCTCGACGGGGTACTATCGCCAGAAGCGTCCGGCGAATTGGTGGCTAGTTTTGGTGTTACTCCTATCGAAAAAGATGCGTCCGGCAATTGGAATGCGAAGATCGGCTTTGATGGCTACGGCACAGATGGAGTTGCTAATCAATTAAAGGCCAGAGTTTTGGAGAGCGGATCTTCCAAGCAACAAAAAACACCATTTGTTCGACCGGCCGTGAATGCAACAAAGAAACAAGCCGTTGCTCGAATGGGCGAAGTAATTAACGAGGAAATCCAACGACTAGATTTATAGGGGGTAGAAAATATGGATAAACAGATAGAAACCAATTTTAGTTATCATGCGCCAAAAGAGGGGCAACCAAAGCTATATGAAGATTTGCGTGCAAATGCAAAATCTTTAGCTTATCTAATTAAACACACCGTCCCAGAGGGTAGAGAAAAGGCTTTGGCCTTAACTAATCTTGAACAAGCTGTATTTTGGGCAAACGCCGGTATTGCGAGAAATTAGATTTATAGGAGGTTAAATTATGACAGTAGTAAACAGCGCAACCACGGGGATAAAGAAGCTTGTATATGCGATCATGACCGATGAGCTGCTGGAAGCCTATGGACCAGTGAAAGAAGCCCCTCCAGTAATTAATATTAAGGTCGCGCCAAAGGTGGACATTGCCACTCTGTACGCAGACAACCGAGCGGTAGAAACAGCCGCAAGTATAGGTGATATACCGGTAGAGTTTGAAACACAGGATCTGCCGTATGAAGTTCAAGCTGATTTTTTGGGGCACGCGCTTGACCCGATTACGGGGATATTAACTAAGAACACAGCAGACAAGTCACCATACCTTGCCCTAGGCTACGAACGCACAAAGGGCAATGGAAAGAGCAGATACGTTTGGCTATTTAAGGTAATGCTTCAGGAATTCGCGGAAGAAACAAAAACATCAGAAGGTAAAGTGACATTCCAAACCCCTAAGATTTCAGGACTTGCGATTGCCAACTTAAACGGAGATTGGCTGAAAACGGGAGATGAGGACTCAGGAACAACACCCGCTACCGTAGCTTTCCTCGACACGGTACCGACATCTACGCCTGTTGACTTAGTCGCGCCAACCGTGACGAGCGTGCCAGATGACGCAGCGGTAGGGGTTTTGGCTGCATCTGATATGGTACTAACCTTCGACAAGGCAATTCAACCTTCAACAATGACCCCAGCTAACGTGTTTGTCATGATGGCCGATGGGACTACAGTGGCTGCAACGTTGGCTATTAGTGCCCTTAACACAATTGTAACAGTACATCCTATTAGCGCGTTGGCGGTGGGGGCCTATATCCTCGTTGCAACCACAAATATCAAGAGTGCATCTGGGATTGCCCTTGCTACTAATTACGTGGTTAATTTCACAGTTTAATTATTGAGGGTGGAAACGCCCTCTTTTATTTTGAAGAATTTTGGGGAGGAATTATCAATTATGGAATTGAAACTTGAATTTGGAACTGGGAAGATAGTAGACGGTGAAGAAATTACTGAAATGAGAACTTTTGTGACCAGGAAAATGATGTCCCGGCTCGTGGTAGAGGCGTTTGAGGTAAGGGATGAAATTAATTTAACAGAATTTAACACTGCTACTTTACATAGACTCGCGGATTTTGCCTGTGAAGTTTATGATAATAAATTCACCCGTGATCAATTATATGATGGGCTAGCATCTAACCTCCTAATTTCAACCCTAAAAGAAACTATGGAAGGTGTAATAAGTGGTGTAACAAAAAGACAGGATACGTTTCCCGCCGTCAAGTAAAACGGGGGAGAAATTAACTTTTTCAGATTGGCTGAAAGAAATGTATTTAGGGTTACTGAAAGATGGCTGGACGATGAATGACGTGGACTCCATGGACCTGTACCATTATTTGGATCTTCTGAGTTATCAAGCAAACAAGGAAGTTCGACAAGAATCAAACGCGCTGGATGATGCGGGACTTTAACGGGTGCTTATATTATGTCACTGAAAGGAGGTGGGCGTATTTATGGCTGAAAGTATTGGGCCTCGTCTGGAGGTGCAGGGGGAGCGCGAGTTCAAATCAGCACTACAGAGCATTAATAATGAGTTTAAGTTGCTCGGCTCAGAGATGAAATTAATAGCATCTCAATACGATAAGAATGATAAATCTACCGAAGCGCTAACCGCAAAAAGCCAAGCCTTAGGAAATCAAATAGACGCGCAGAAATCTAAAATATCTCTCCTAACAACTCAATACGATAAGCAAAACGAAAAACTCACAACCCTAAAGACAAAGTTGGACGCAACAAAAGCGGCGTTCGGTGCTGACTCGGCAGAGGTTGCGAAGGCGCAAAGGGAATACGATCGGCAGAATAACACGGTCATGGCACTGCAAACTCAACTTAACGGAGCGACTACCGGCTTAAACAACATGGACAGAGCATTGCAGGAAAACAATAGAAACATTGCCCTGCAAGAAAGCCAGTGGACACAGCTAGGCAACACGCTAAACGATGTCGGAGACAGGATGAAAAAAGTCGGGGACGGGATGAAAGACGTTGGGAAAAAAATGTCAACGTCGATTACTGCTCCAATTATGGCAGTGGGCGCGGCGGCAGTTGCGGCGTTTAAAGATGTCGACAAGGGCATGGACACCGTAATTAAAAAGACGGGCGCAACCGGGGAAACGGCGAAAGAGCTAGAAGAAATATACAAAGACCTTGCTAGTTCGGTCCCTGATTCGATGGAAGATGTCGGTGCGGCGGTCGGAGAAGTGAACACACGATTTGAGTTTACTGGCGATACCCTCAAAAAAGCAAGTGAGGACTTTTTAAAGTTTGCGCGTATAAATGATATGGATGTAAATTCAAGTATTCAACTCGTTTCTCGCGCCATGGGTGACGCGGGGATTGAATCGAGCGAGTATGGATCAGTTTTAGACATGCTAACAGTCGCAGCTCAAAAAAGCGGGATTGGCATGGAGGAGTTGACCGCAAGCCTCACTAAATATGGCGCACCAATGAGGGCGCTGGGGATTGACACAGAAACAAGTATTGCCATGTTCGCGGGATGGGAAAAAGCCGGGGTAAATACAGAAATCGCATTTAGCGGCATGAAGATAGCTATTGGGAAATGGGGGAAAGAGGGAAAAGATAGCACAAAGGAATTTGAGAAAACATTAAAAGCAATTAAGGACGCTCCTGATATCACAACAGCTACAGGGATGGCGATAGAAACATTTGGACAACGTGCCGGTGCCGATTTGGCCGATGCAATCCAAGGCGGTAGATTTGAGATAGGCGACTACGTAACGGCCTTAAAAAATGCAGGTGGAACCGTAGAAAGCACGTATTCGGGGATAACGGACGGAACGGATGACGCGAAGATAGCATTTAATCAAATCAAAGTATCTGCATCGGAACTGGGAAGCGTTATTGTTGCAACGCTAACTCCAGTCCTCAAAAGTTTGGGCGAAAAGATAAAAGAAGTTGGAGAATGGTTTCAGGGATTAAGTCCAGAAATGAAAAAAACAGTCCTGGTGATCGCTGGAATAGCCGCTGCAATTGGTCCCGTACTTGTTATTGTCGGGACTCTTATTAGTTCAGTTGGGGCCATAGCTGGCGCGTTTGGCGCAGCTTCTGGAGCAATAGCGGCAGCGGGGGGAATCATAGCGACTATAGTAGGAATTATTACAAGTCCTATAACCCTAACGATTGCAGCTATAGCAGCATTGGCCGCCATTGCCTTTGTCGTCGTCAAGAATTGGGAACCCATTAAGGCGTTTTTTAGTAACCTCTGGACTAGCATAACCACCACAACGACAGCCGCGTGGGAAGGGATTAAGCAGTTTTTTACAGGCATGTGGGTTGCGATCGGCGAAGGAATAACCTCCGTGTGGAATGGAATTGGGGAGTTTTTCTCAAACCTTTGGACCAGTATTACAACAACTGCTCAAACTGTTTGGAACGGAATTGGGACATTCTTCTCAACAACTTGGGATGGCATAAAAACAACCACAGAAGCAGTATGGAACGCTATCAAGGATTTCTTCTCTATAACTTGGAACGCTATTGTTTCTGCGGTCAATGCAATAATTGCCCCTTTCGTTGCAGGGATACTGGATTTTTATAATAATATGAGTACCGGAATAACTGAGATTATGAACGGATTTAAAACGGTTTTTACTGGGATTTGGGATGTCATAAAAAATTTGGTACTTGGAATTGTGCTTCTATTTATTGATCTTGTCACTGGTAATTTCACTCGATTCAAGTCAGACGCCGAGGGAATATTTAACAACCTAAAAGCATCTTTTCAACAAATATGGGATGGCATAAAGCTGATATTTACTGGAACTGTAGACGCTATAAGGGCTTTTATAGACACGGCGTGGGAACATATTAAGACCAACACCACAAACATGTGGAACGGGATTAAGGATTTCTTCTCAACTACCTGGAATAATATAAAAACCACAGCTGAAACGATGTGGAACGGTCTAAAGACGTTCTTAAGTACCTTGTGGACAGATATCAAGACAGCAGCATCAACGGCGTGGGAAACACTTAAAACATCCGTTATCTCCTTAACCACAACCTTGATAGCGACCATAAAAAGCACTTGGGAATCAATCTTGACTTGGTTCACAACCCTTCCATCGCGATTAAAGCAATATGCAACAAATATGTTTATGTCTATGAAAGATGGCGTTACTACAACTGTCCCGAAGGTTAAATCGGCAGTGGTGGACGGCTTAGAGCAGGCATGGAATTATATCAGGGCGTTGCCGTCGACTGCTTTAGAATGGGGCAAAGATATAATCCAAGGCCTCATCAACGGCATCCACAACAAAATTGAAGCCCTAAAAAACAAGATAACCGATGTAACAGATGCAATAACGGGCAAAATCAGAAGCATCTTAGGCATCCAATCCCCATCAACCGTCATGCAAGAAGTCGGACAATACACAATCGACGGGTTAATCGTCGGCATCGGGGACAGAGTGGCGGGCGTCGGCACCGCAATGGATGGAATCGTTTCAGCGGTGGCTAGTAAATCTGCCGATCTTGCGACGGTAGGGGCCGCGCTCGGCCAAGCCCTTACTACCTCTTTTCGCGACAACATCGACTACACGCCACCGAGAGACGGGGGCTACACCATTGTAGACGGAAAGCTTAACGGGGGATCTGGTGGCAGTGGTAGTGGTAGTGGTGGAAGTAAGCAATACGTAGATGCAGACGGTGACAACAGAATTGACTACACAGAAGACGAAGACGGCCATAAGGTCTACATTGCCTATCACGATGGGGGATTCGTCGGCAGTAGCTCTAATGGGATGTACGGAATATTTGATGGTCTGAAATTTGATGAGGTCCCTGCTATCCTCCAAGCCGGAGAATTCGTTTTGAGCAAGGAGATGATTCGAGGCATTACTAACTCGTCTAATCAAATGAGACCTCAAACCTCAAACACAAATAACAACAACTCAAGAAGCATTACGCAAAACGTAGTGATTAATTCCCCAACCCCATTAACCCCCTCCGAAGTCGCCCGTCAATCTCGAAACGCCATGCGTGAATTAGCACTAAACTTTTAAGGGAGGCGGTGAAAATTGAACCTAATTGAAAAGCTAACATACCTAAACGAGAAAGGGCAAAGCATAGAGTTTTCTGTGCATAGCCCTTTTTTCTGTTCGGAAATATCGGGCATTGATGGAATAAAGAACAATATTTATACGGCAAAGGGCGCTGGACAGGATGGCGTGACGGTAACGGGTGATAGCCTGGACATTCGGAGCATAGTTGTCCAAGGGACCGTTAGAGGGGATACAGAGAGGAACAGGCTAACTCTCTTGACCATCCTTAATCCCAAGCTAAAAAGCAAACTAATTTATGTCAATGCCGGGGCAGAAAAATATATCGAGTGCATAGTTGAAAAGGCTCCGACGATTACCAAGGAGAAATGGCCAAAGTACTTAGTCAGTTTCTTTTGTGCCAATCCCTACTGGCAAGATACAACGGAAGCAAGAGCAGAAATTGCGTTATGGGTTGGTGACTTTGAGTTTCCATTAGAATTGGTAAGCGGTGGAATAGAGATGGGCCACAGGGAACCGTCACTGATCGTTAACACGTTCAACTCAGGCGACGTGCCTTGCGGCATGAGGGTAGAATTCAAAGCCCTTGCAACCCTCACAAATCCATCCATCTTAAACGTAAATACTCAGGAGTATATCAAAATCAATAAGACTATGGTGGCAGGAGAAGTCCTGACCGTTACAACACATTTCGGAGGCAAGAAAGTTGAAAGTGTCTTAAATGGAGTCACGACGAACGCCTTCAATTATATAGATCTAGGCAGTACGTTCCTTCAACTGGATGTGGGCGATAATCTTATGAGATATGATGCTGATACGGGAATCGATAATTTAGAGGTAAGCATCTATTTCACGCCTCAATACCTGGGGGTGTGATGATGGAGTTATATATTTTCGATGCGAGTTTAAATTTCGTGGGCCTGCTGGATAACTTTATATCCCTCCAATGGACGCGCCGTTATGCAAAGTATGGAGAATTCGAATTACATTGTTCCCTGAACCCTGAGAATTTAGCTTTATTGGTAAGGGGAAACATTGTCTGGAAGAAGGACGATCCCGAAGCTGGATACATCGAATTCCGTCAAATGGACCAAGACACAGAAGGAAAAGAAACCCTAGTCATAAAAGGAAAATTCCTCTCGGGATACCTCAACAGGCGTATTATTTGGGGGCAGGAAACACTCCAAGCGACAGCAGAAACGGCCATGAGAACGCTCGTGACAAAGCATGGGATTACTCCAACGAATACAGATAGAATCATACCAAACCTTATTCTGTGGGCATTAAAAGGCTATTCTCAAGCGGTAAACTACCAAACAAGTTACATGAATCTATTGGATGAAGTCGAGAACCTGTGCGGGTTATCAGAATTAGGATACAGGGTTAAATTTGATGTTACTAACAAAAAACTCGTATTCGAAGTTTATGCAGGGCTGGACAGATCGGTCAATCAAATCGTCAACCCTCGCTGTATTTTTTCAAAGGAGTTTGAGAATATCCTCACTCAGCAGTACACAGACAGTCTAAACAACTTTAGAAATACGGTCCTAATCGGTGGCATGGGTGAAGGCACCGCAAGGAAACTCGTAACGGTCGGGACATCCGTTGGGCTAGATAGGTTTGAGGACTTTGTTGACGCGAAAGATTTAACGAATGTGGTAAACGAAGTTACCCTAACAGATCTGGAATACACAGCTACCCTTGTCGACCGTGGAAACTCCAAACTCGGCGAAACTCAGGAGATTCAGACGTTTGATAGCACTGTGAATCTTAATTCCAATCTAGGGTACAAAACAGATTTTGACCTTGGGGATATAGTCACATGCACGTCAAAAAAATGGGGACTGACCCTAGATACTCGCATCACAGAAGTCATTGAAGTCTATGAAGAGTTCGGACCAAGCATTAGCGTTACATTCGGAAACAATATCCCCACGATCATAGATAAAATTAAAAGCATAAGCAAGCAACAACAGTACGGAGCGTCAGCAACATCCACCAGTATCCCGACCACGGGTGACATCGATGGCGGGAGCTTTATTTAAGGAGGTGACAACCTTTGGAAAAGTCTAGTTTTTTTAATTCGGTAGCTGGCGACAGAAAATATGATGCTAGTATGTTCGCCACTTACTTTAACTCGTTCATATCTAACGGTGTATTCCCTAATCCCGGAACGAACTTACAAGTAATTGCAAACAATGATATGACAGTTACCGTAAGCATCGGCAAAGGGTGGATCAATGGCTACTTCTACCTAAATGATGCCGTTCTGATTCTTCCCATAGAAGTCGCGGACGGAATATTGAAGAGAATAGACCGTATAGTATTGCAATTTAACACCATCAACAGATCCATTACTGCAAAAGTTAAAAAAGGAACATTCGCAAGCACTCCGATAGCTCCGGTATTGCAAAGGGACGCGGATGCTTATGAGCTAGCCTTGGGTGATGTCTATGTTGGTGCGGGAGTAGTAAGCGTAGCTGACGCAAACATCACAGACCAGAGAATGAATACAGCTCTATGTGGTTGGGTAAATAGCCTAATTCAAGCAGATACGACGGCGATATTTGACCAATATCAGGCATGGTTTACCACTCAATCAGGCTTATATCGGGTAGATATGGCGACCACGGAAGCACAGTTCCAGTCAGACTTTACCACGTGGTTTGCGACAATCCAGGATATCTTAAGCGGTGATATAGCAGGAAATCTGCTAACTCTAATAAACGCAATCCCTAAAGTATACAGGGGTACGACTCCACCAACGACCCCAACTTCACTGGATTTTTGGTTTAAGCAAATTTAGAGGGAGGTGAATTGTCTTGTCCCAAACTATACAAATTAAACGAGGTCTAAAGGTAAATCTGCCAATTTTAATATCAGGCGAAGTCGGATTTTGCACCGACACCAAAGAAATTTATGTTGGCGATGGTGCGACCAACATCTTCGCCGGTCGGGTGATGATGGGGACATACGCAGCCCGTCCAAACGCAGGAGCAGCTGGGCGATTATACTACGTTAATAGCAGCACAAATCTTGGCTATATATACATCGATGATGGCGTTGCGTGGCAAAGAGCAAATGTAATTAGCCTCGCAGATCTGACGGGTAACTTAGACAACGTTGCGGATGGCACCACTTATGGCAAGGTTAAGCTTGCTGAACTAACTGCCGGACAGGTTAACCGAATTAGTGATGGAACGAATACGGTCACAGCTGCTACTGCAAATACTCATATCAATGATGCAACAAAGCACCGGCTAATAAACGATGCCGGACTCACAGTTACGGACCTATGGTCGGCGCAAAAGGTTAATAACGCCATTGAACTGGCCAAACACAATATTGAGCCTCAAGCGAGCGTAAAGGATCAGAACCTTCTTACTCCCCCAGCGTCACCCGTGTTGGGTGATAGATATATAGTCGCCGTTGGAACAGCTACTGGGGCTTGGCTGAGTAAGAATACTCAAATAGCCGAGTGGAATGGAACTGCATGGGATTTTTATGTACCCGCAACTGGCTGGAATCTATTTGTGGATGACGAACTTAAAATGTATGGTTGGAGCGGCACAGCCTGGGTAAGAACCGGCGGAGCACTTCAAACAGTTACAGCAGGTTCTGGACTCACAGGCGGAGGTCAAGCGGACACAGTTACTGTTAACGTAGGGGCAGGGTTAGGGATAATTGCAAACGCTAATGACGTGGCCGTTAAGGCATATAAGGGTGTAACGGTCGACGCAAACGGTGTGGCCGTAAACATTGATGGAGCAAGCATTACCTATGACGCTGCAAATGGAAATAGACTGATGGTCGCAACTGTCGATGGTGGGACCTTTTAGGGGGAGATGATATGGCTCGTAAAGTATTAATTACAATCCGTAAAGGTCTTGAGGTTAACCTTCCAACCCTCGCCGATGGCGAGCTCGGAATTACGACCGATACCAAGAAACTCTACATTGGCACTACCGGAGGAAATGCTCTGTTGGTTGCGGCTCAAACGGTAGGGGATATGCTCAAATCTATCTATGATACCGATAACGACGGCAAAGTAGATTGGGCCGAAAATGTGGATTGGAGTGGAGTACAAAATAAGCCCACTATCCCAAAGATCACGACGGGTACGGTGGCTCCATCCTCCCCCACAGCCGGAGATTTTTGGTATAAAATTTAAAGGAAGTGAAAATGTGGCGGATATAAATTTACAAATGACCCAGAGAAATGCAGGGAATACGGCATGGGATAATCTTAACCCAATCACCATAGTTGAGAATGTAACAGGGGCCGCGAAACAGGCAGACCTTACTGCGCATTTGGCGGATGTAGCGTCACAAGTAGTTGGTAAAGGTGCCGATATGATCGCATTGCCAGACCCAAATAACCACTTTACATCTACTAATGTCCGAGGAGCTATGGATGAGCTTTTTACA